CAAAAGTACTGTATGTACCTAGCAACAAAATCCCAAACGGGCTCAAAGGGCATGCAAAGGCCCTCGGCTCGAATTGGCTGGAGTTTCACTTCGGCTGGGAACCGGCAGTCAAGGATATCTATGCCGCTATTGACATTCTACAGAGGGATGTTCCCCCTGCGAAGGTCAAAGGACGAGGTACGGTTAAAATCCGTACAGTCACTCGTTCAGACGCCGCGTGGTTTGAGGTTTATGAATACCTCACACACTCGACGATAGCATCAGAGGTCTCGGTGTCGAATCCGAATCTTTGGAAAGCTAACCAGCTGGGTCTTGTCAACCCAGTATCTGTTGCTTGGGAATTAGTGCCGTTCTCCTTTGTGGTGGACTGGTTCGTGAACGTTGGGGATTTTCTCAACTCTTTCACGGATTTCGTGGGTTTAAACATAACTAACCCTCGGACAACTCATGTCCAAGTAGCGACCTTTCAGAGCGACTACCATCCGCGTTCTTACAACCGGATGTTTCAATCGCTGTTTATCGATCGTGCGACCAGCATTGCTGGACCGACAGTTCGCGCGAAGCCATTCAACAGGATTAGCCCCATTCGTGGGGCAACAGCCTGTTCCTTGCTCGTTGGTTTCCTCGAGGATGCCCAAAAGGCCTCTTCCGGGTGGAAACGCAGGGGTCCCAAGTCACCTTGGGACGATCTCCATGCTAGAGGTTTCTAGCTGTTTGTTAACCAATTAGGACTATCATGTCTGCACAAACGAACGTTACGATCAAAAAGAACGACGGTACCACTGATATCACGTTTACCGCTGTTGCGCCTTCTGCCGGTGACAAGTCTCCGGCGGTTTGGCGCAGTCAAACAGTGGGGTCGGCGGCTGCACATCAACCTGAGATGCGCCTAACGGCTCGGTCCAATGGACCGGGCACGGCGCGTCGCGTGGAAGGTGTGTTCGTCTACCCGGCCCTCGTGACTGGCAGTGATGGGAAGATTTCGATCTCTGACAAGTTCATTCTGCAGTTTTCGGGTGTCGTGCCTCTCGGCATGGCTACCGTGGACGTCAATGAAGCCGCCTCCCAAGGCGCTAACTTCATTGCTCACGCGCAGCTTAAGGACGCGTTGAAGACCGGTTTCGCCTCCACGTAACCTGGAGAGCTCAACCCATGACAAATGTAACTATTCCACGTGACGTGGCAGTTACGGTCTCTACCCTATGTGAAGACCTCGCCACCCCGGTTTCCTTGTCAGTAGCGATACTGGCTAGGTACGGGGAATGGGATCAGATAGCCTTGAAGAAGGTTGATCCCATCCACTACCTCACTGCGGACATGTATTGGCGTGATGCCGTCGCATGCTCCGTGCTTCGCAAGACAGAAGATTTGCCAACCAGCTTTGACCGTGAGGCCAAAGCTGTAAAGCTTTTTCATGATTGCGAGAGGTTGTGCTTTTTGTCGAACGAACGCCTATCTCCGTTTGTCTTCAATGCCCACGCACCTGAAGACGACGGCATTGCAACCTTTGTGGCTGCAGTGCAAAAATGGATAGGCTGTATCCTGGGACGTCCCCCGACGAATGTTAGGGGGCGTTTTGGGCCAGGTTCGACGTATGGCGATAGGGGTAAGTTATGTACCGTCCCCGATAAGATGTCATCTCGACCCACTCTCACTGCGTCTGCCATGGGGTTCTTATTCCCATGGACAGAGACTAAATGGGCTACGGCCTGTGCGGTTTCTGGACGCGCTCCGAAGTTTGTACCAGGGAATCGTTTCACAACGGTTCCGAAGGACGCCAGTAAGTTCCGTGGCATTGCCATAGAACCATCGGTCAACCTTTTCTACCAGCTCGGCTTAGGCCGTGCTGTTAGGCGCAAACTTCTACAATCAGGAATTGACCTGAAGAACGGGCAAGACATTCATAGGCAGGTTGCCCGTGAAGCCTCCATAAGAGGCCATATGTCTACACTCGATCTGAGCAATGCCAGCGACACCATTTGCAGAAATTTAGTGAAACTTCTGCTCCCGTCTAATTGGT